GGCAAACTAAAAGCAGGTGCAACATACATTTATGAAAAGGCCGATGGCATAACATATTCCAGAGAATTTGGTGCGGAACCGGTTACTAGAAAAATCATAGGAGTAGACTATGACAAAAAATCTCTCATGGAACAACTTAAAGAAGATAAGTTGTGGGGAGATATAAGACGTAGTGCGCAAAGCGGAGAAAATCCTGCATTGACAACTGCCGTAAGTCAAGTTATAATGTTGTATCACTTAGGCAAAGATAATGGCTCTTGATATTAAACGTGAACTAAACGCAGTAGATAAAAAAGTCTACGACTTTTATGACAAACTAACTCCAGAAGAACAAAAGGAATTTAGTCCTTATGTCTTGATGCGTTATGTTGCCAACGTACAAGGTGATCCAGATATTCAGGCATGGTTTTTAGAAATGACCAATGAACTAGTAAACAAGAATCATTGGGACCTAAGCAAGAATCATAAAGGGTTATTGTGGAAATTATTTGCGGCATGCGGTGCAGGTGTTCCGTGTTATCATCCATATCTCAAAGCAGGTTCAAAAGAAAAAGCAGTTAAGATTGAAAAATTGTTGGCTGAATTGTACCCAGCATACAAGATGGAAGATATCAAACTAATGGCTAAAATGATGACCAAAGCAGACAAAGATGAACTGTTTGACAAGATGGGATTTGATAAAAAGCAACGAAAGGAATACGAATGAAATTTTTTGAACCCTTGCGTGATGACTTAATGGTACAGCAACAGATCAATAATTCGTGGGAACATATGGTTGGTGTGATCATGTTAAATCAAACTGGTCGTAAACCTGTTAAAACAACATTGCCGGAATTCCTATATTGGTTTCCTACTCCACACGCTTTGTTAACCGCAGACGAAGAATTTGTTAAGAGTATCATCCAACCATTAGGCATGGTCAATGTTCGATATAAAAGACTTGTTGGTATGAGTCAAGATTACCTAATGTGGGACGGCAATGATGCCACCGACTTGTATGGTATAGGTAAGTACGGCAGTGATAGTTATGAGATATTCTTCAAACAGAATTATCATGTAGAGCCCACAGATAAAGAATTAAAGAGATATTTAGAAGAAGAAGTTGAATGATGCAATTAGCAGAACAACCGTTTAACTGTACACATTGTGGTAAGAAATTCATGCAGGAAAAGACTCTGTATGCGCACATGTGCGAGCCAAAACGCAGGTTCATGCAACGAGATGAGAAACGTGTACAAGCAGGTTTCTTTGCTTTTAATAGATATTATAGACTAGTACAAGGTGCTAAAAAGGATAAAACATATGAAGAATTTTGTAAGAGTGCCTACTACAATGCCTTTGTTAAGTTTGGAAGTTTTGTCAATAATGTTAATCCTCTCTATCCAGATAAGTTTGTTGATTACGTTATCAAGTCCGGTGTAAAACTAGATCATTGGTGCAGAGATGAGCTGTATGAGACATACCTATATGAGATGATTAAAATGGAACCGGTTGAAAGCGCCATCCAAAGATCGCTCAGTTCTATGATGGAATGGGGCGATGCTAACGAAACAGTATGGACGCATTATTTCTTGTATGCCAGCCAAAGTAGAATTATTCAACATCTTAAAGATGGAAAAGTTAGTCCATGGTTGTTATTCAATTGTGAATCAGGCAAAGAATTTCTCAAAAGTCTTAATAATGACCAATTAGAAATGATAACACCTGCTATTGATTTTCAATGGTGGGTTAGTAAGATTAACAAGAGCAAAACAGATTCAAATGTTGTCAAAGAAGTTTGCAGAGAGGCAGGAATTCCATGAGTGCCCCGTTACCTCATTCTAAACCTTTACAAAATTTTATAAAAACATTTGAAGGTCATGTTGAGCTTAGCCAAAAAAGATTTCGCCGAATAGTCTCTAGTCCCGTCGATTGGGAACAAGACATCAACGTTCCCTACGGATCTGCAAAATACGAAGAAGTTGAGGCTGTGGCACTACACATTCCGGTTTATAAACTAGAAGAGTTTCTAGCATCTATACCAGAACACCAATACCGAGAAATGGAAATACGTATGCAAGTGCCTGCGGTTAAATTAGCATACGAACATTATCGAATGTTATTAAAGATGTGCGGAGGAGATTACGATGCCAGATATTGATATTGACTTTGCTGATAGAACTTTGATACTTGATAAAATTGAACACGTTACTGCAACACTAGATGGAACTTTTAAAAAGCACAATACTGGTGTATATTGTACTAGAATTCCATTTAATCCATTAACCGGACTTGCTAGTATAAATTATGAGGAAGCAGAAGAAAGAGGCTATTTTAAAATAGACTTTCTTAATGTAAACATATACTCGGGTGTTCGAAATGAAGAACACCTAATAAAATTAATGGAGACAGAACCACTATGGGACCTACTGGAACAGGACGATTTTACAAATCTGTTGTTTCACGTGAACGGACACGGGAACGTGCTGAGGCAGATGAAACCGAGAAAAGTAGAAGAGCTCGCGGCATGCTTGGCGGTCATTCGTCCAGCAAAGCGACACTTGCTAGGAAAGAGTTGGGAAGATATATTAAAAGAAGTATGGACGAAGCCAACGACTGACGACTACTACTTTAAGAAAGCTCACGCAGTTGCGTATGCGATGGCTATAGTTGTACAGATGAATTTAATAGTTGAAGGAATCAGCTACGAGTATTCTTAGATCTTTTTCTTAGGATTACGAACTAGCTGTATTGATTTGCGTTTGATACGTTTTTCTGCGATTTCGCTCAAATTAACACTTGGCCCAAACATTAAGGTTACATCCTTGCTATTAAATGTTTTTATATAAGGCCTAAACATAGTCATTTCTAGCTTTAAGAATATATTGATAGGAATCTTGCGATTGCTTTCCCACCACCAAACATCGCCTAGTTCTAGGAATGCTTGTTTTTCTATTTCCGAGCGTATAATGCTATAGTCGTAGATGCTTGTGACGTTATTGTCTAGGTTTAGGATGATTCCGATATATTCATCATCGTTGCATTTTATACAACTAATGAATGGAAAATTCTTCTGAAATTCTTGGTCTTTGTCGCTCTTATTGATCGCCATAAATACGTATATGTTAAAACTACCAGTCTATTTATATACCAACCGTTACCCCATATTACTAGATTTGGATGCAAATCAAGGAGTTCACACCGTTATGTATCAAAGAAATTTAATAATCCAGAAGGGCTTGAAAAACAACATTCAAATCCAAGTTAAGAACAGCGATCAGAAGCCTGTTCCAATCAACGGAATGATGTTTACGTTCAACATGTTTGACTCGATCAACAACACTCAATTATTAAGCAAGAATCTACAGATATTAGACGATGGTGTGACGACTAGTACTGTTGGACTAGCTTTGTTGTCCATAACAGAAAGCGATACATTAGATTTAGCAGTATCTTCATACAGTTTTAGCGTAACGGCATTAGATTCAGACGGTGCATACACTCCCACTTACTCAAATACATATTACGGAATAGCTGGTACGGCAGAAGTTAGAGATGATGTAAATCCTGTATTGAAACCCTCAGTAGAAATTACAGATTTCCAGGTCTATAGAAATCCTAACCCAGATGCATTGAGATATGAATTCTACAGCGGAGACATTCCAGCTAACGCAGGTTTCAAAAGTAACGAAGGCTTACATACAGCCGCAGTTTATATGGATGGATTTTCTGGAACGTTAGAAATCCAAGTGAGTTTAGCCAATAGTCCTGCAAATCCAGGAAATGCCAACAACAATTTTATCAGCGTTCAAAATTTAGACTCTGGTGCAGTTAACAATGATTTTGTTACTGTCAACTCACTAAGCTATGACAACTTTACCGGCATCGATTATGTCAATTGGACAGGAAATTGGACCTATGTCCAGTTCAAATGGATTCCTATGCCGACTACTGAATTTGGTAATTTAAACAACTTTATCCCACCCGGTGGAATCAATAATCCATTGATCAATGAGCCATTCTATCCAACCGGAAAAATTGACAAGATCCTATATAGAAGCTAAAATAACTGTATGAACCTCATACAGGCAACTTTAACAGCGTCCTTACCTCCGAAGCGAAAGTCTACACCAAGCGGCTGGACTAGTTTCAATGCGCCTTGTTGCCATCACCGCGGAGAAAAGATAGATAAAAGAAAACGAGGTGGTATACTTACCAACGATGACGGTTTCCAATATCACTGTTTCAACTGTGGGTTCAAAGCAGGATGGACTCCTGGAAAACTACTGAGCAAAAACACAAGAGACTTATTCAGATGGTTAGGTGTTAGTGACGAGGATGTTACTAGATGTGCTATGGAAGCACTCAAAAGTCGTGACGAGATACAACAAGCACCAGTTCCAAAAAACTTTGTGATAGAACCAAGAGAATTGCCTACGGGAGCAGTTCCTATGATGGAATTATTAGAAGCTGGTTGCACTGACACAGATTTTTTAGACGCTGTTGAATATATCTTGAGTAGGAAGATTGACCTTGACTGGTTTGATTTCTATTGGACAGATGAGCCCGGATTCAAAGACAGAGTTATTGTGCCTTTTTACCTAGAAGGTAAGGTTGTTGGCTATACAGGCAGAAAAATACGTGAAGGATCACCAAAATATCTAACCCATGTGAGTCCAGGATATGTCTTCAACGTAGACAATCAACATGACGATAGACAGTATGTAATAGTAGTCGAAGGACAGTTTGATGCTATTGCCATAGATGGGGTGGCGATAGGTCATAATGAGCCAAATGATGCTCAAATTGCCAGAATTAACCAACTAGGCAAGACAGTCATAGTCGTACCTGATCAAGACAAGCCCGGGGCAAAGATGATACAGACCGCACTCAAAGAAGGTTGGACTGTGAGTCTACCCGAGTGGGGAGAGGACATAAAAGACGTTGCCGATGCAGTGAAAAAATATGGTAGAATTTACACACTTTTCACGATTTTGCAATACCGAGAGACAAACGAGATAAAAATTAAACTACTTAAAAAGAAACTAGAGAAAACAGATGGCTGACCAAATTACAAACTATACACACGACGTTCAGAAACTTTACATAGAAATGTTTATGAGCGATGCAGACACGTTTATGCGTTGTGCAAACATATTTGACCCCGAAAATTTCGACAGAAAACTGCAGGAGTCCGCAAGTTTTATCAAAAAATATGTAGATGAATACAAGGTAATGCCAGAGCCGCAGATCGTCAATGCCAGCTGTGGAACAGACTTGAATCCGGCTGTGTTACCCAAAGAAAACTATGAATGGCTGATGAATGAATTTGAGAATTTTTCACGTCATAAGGGGCTAGAAAGAGCGATTTTGCAGTCAGCTGACTTGCTTGAAAAGGGAGAGTACTTTCCAGTTGAAAAACTGATTAAGGATGCGATACAAATTAGTTTGAACAAGGATATGGGTACAAACTACTTTGAAGATCCGAGACAGCGACTAGAATCATTGAAGAACTCAAACGGTCAAATTTCGACAGGTTGGCCATCGATTGACAAGAAATTGTATGGTGGTTTTAACAGAGGTGAATTGAACATTTGGTGTGCGGCATCAGGTGGTGGTAAATCATTATTCCTTGCAAACTTAGGTTGTAATTGGGCAGTCAATGGTTTAAATGTTTTATATCTAACATTCGAGTTGGCGGAGAATTTAGTGGCTATGCGTATGGATAGTATGCTTACTGACATTCCAACACGTGAGATTTTTAAGAGTCTCGATGATGTCGAACTCAAGGTCAAGATGTTAGGTAAGAAGTCTGGTAGTGTACAAATCAAATATATGCCGAGTGGTAAGAACGCAAACGACATTAGAGCCTACTTGAAAGAATATCAGGTCAAAAAAGGATACTCTCCTGACGTAATTTTAATCGACTATTTAGATCTTATGATGCCAATGAGTGTCAAGGTTAGTCCAAGCGACTTGTTTGTCAAAGACAAATATGTGTCAGAAGAACTACGTAACTTGGCGATGGAAACACAAGCCATCGTGTGTACTGCATCACAGTTGAATCGTTCAGCAGTTGAAGAAATTGAGTTCGACCACAGTCATATTTCAGGCGGCTTATCTAAGATTCAAACAGCTGATAACGTGATTGGTATTTTTACAAGTCGTGCTATGAAGGAACGTGGACGTTATCAAATCCAGTTTATGAAGACACGTAACTCAAGTGGAGTAGGTCAAAAGGTTGACTTAGAATTTGACGTAGATACTCTAAGGATTAAAGACTTGGGCGATGAGGATGAAGGATCCTTCAAGCCACAGGGTGCGACAATATATCAAAGTCTAAAGAAAACTTCAACAGTTATTGATCAAGGAACTGGGGAGATTAAAGATCCTAACGAAGGTGTTAGTGTTAGCAAGATCAAGACCAAAAATGGTCAAGCAGGAATTCATGCTATCTTGGCTGGATTGAATGCTGAGAAAGATTAAAACAGTTCAGCGACTTTGTTGCTGACACAGGCTTCGATACAGCGTTGCCATTGTTCATCGCCGGAGCCTGTTAATACTAGATCTTCAGTTGCCGGAGTAGTAAGCCATTGATGGTCTGGAGTCCAGGGTAATATTCCACTTTGTTCTCCATCTAGTTGTCCTGCTGACCATGCCGCAAGTCCTACTCCAATTCGCCACATTTCAGGACCTTCTTCTTGGCTAATTGCGGCCAACACACTCATCTCGCCTGTGATGCCTAAACGGTCGGTAATTTGTATAGTAGAACTAGCAAACCAATCCATAGTGTGTACTACGTGAACTCTTGTTTGCTCTACAGGACCGCCCATGTATATAGGGCCATTCTTTCCTGGTATAGTCATTAGCCTTTCGGGGTAATCAATACCGGCCGCGCTCATGACATTTTTAATATTAACGTTGGGTGCTTCTTTGTTGACAACAACACCCCATGCTCCTGCAGGGCCATGTTGTGCTAGGATGATTGCGGATTTCTGGAAGTGTCCAATATTGTTGCGGGGCTGGGCTATAAGTAATTGCCCAGCTAAACTTTTAAATGTGCTCATACTAATATTTAACCCATAAATACAATACTATGAACATCTTTGAATTTCAGCAACCTGTTGCAGTACACTCTAGACTTAACCCTAAATTATGGAAGGGCAATCGCTTACATAAAGATGTGTACAAAGCCCTAATGCGCATCGCGGGCGAGTTTTATAAAAGCCTAAATGTTCCTGCCAAACTTGTAGATATTTTAATTACGGGCAGTCAAGTAAATTACAATTACAGTCCAGATTCGGACTTAGATCTACATCTAGTAATAGATTTTAAAGACGTAGATTGTGATGGTGGTGCTAGAGAATTGTTCAATACCAAACGAGCAATCTGGCATCAAGATCACGAAATTACCATACACGGAATTGATGTAGAATGTTATGTAGAAGACGTTAGCGATAAAACCGTTAGTGCTTCTTATAGCCTGCTACACAATCGGTGGAAAGAAGAACCTCCAGAACCCGAACAAGATTTTGACGAAGATCTAATCAAGTCCATGGCCGATCATTGGCAGTCCAAAATTGATCAAGCTATCGAAACAGGTAGCTTGAGCAAGTGCCGTAAAACTCGAATGGATCTTAAAAAGTTTAGAGTCAAAAGCCTTGCCAAAGGAGGGGAATATGACGAGGGCAATCTTGCATTCAAAGCCCTAAGAAATTCCGGGTATATTGATAAACTAATGAGCGCAATCCGTCACTATGATGACAAACGATTGAGCATATAAAGGAAAAAATATGAAAAAATTATCAGCAATTTTATTATCAGCTGTACTAGTAGCAAGTCCTGCGTTTGCGGCCAAGAAAGTTAAGCCAGCACCAGAAAAAGCACATCCACAGTACGTACACAAAAAGGCTCCTAAGAAAGCCGTTCCTGCAAAGGATACAAGCCCAATGCCAAAAGCACCAAAATCTCAGTAATTCCGAGGCGGCTCAGAAGGGCGTAGCCCGGATTTCACTCAAAAGAAAAGCACTGATTCGTCAGTGCTTTTTGCTTTGTATACGTAGACCTAGCTAGATTTCTACAGGGTCGTTTTTGAAGTTTTTGACGTCATTTAGGTTCAATTTTTGCTTGTTTTTGATCCTAAACGGTTCAGTTTTAAGCTGAATGAGACCAGGGTGTTGCTACGGTCTTATTGCCGGGATTGATCATATCGTCTTGATTTAGCTGTACTATCAATCGATCTGTAATAGTAGTAATTGCTTCTTCATCCAAACAGTTTTCTACCCAAGCCAATGCCTGTTGAGGAGTAATAGATTCAAAAGGAGTAAAGTCTGCAGGGTTTGGTTCGGGAATATCTACATAACCGTAAAAGGGTGCAGAGTTACCTAGATTGTCTTTTCCAATGATAGTAAAAAATGCCTTAGTTACTACATTGTCTAAACCGTTGAGTTTTTCGGCACGTTCAAAACGTTCGATAACCCATTCAAATGTGTATTGTTTTTCCATAATATGTCCTCGCCCAATATTTAGTTAAATACACACATGTTCACTACAACTATCATTTCAGCTTTTAATAACAATGCTAACCTGCTGATACAATCCGATCCGTTTCCCTTATCAGAGGAAGTGTTGGGATCATTAGGTATAACCATCAACAGCAAAAATTTACCAAGTGATAGCCGCACTGGTAAGTTGATCATACAGGGTGTAACTGAAATGGCAGTACTACAGGCCACTTGGCCACAATTGATCAGCTTTGCCCACTTCAAAGACATACACGAACTACAGCTTCGCCGTTATCATTGGGCAGGTCATGCCATGTTGGATCAAATGGTCTATGTTCGATTTGATGCCAGCCGTTACGAACCCGCCCTGGGTTGTTTTAACGTGTGGTGGGATTGCAGTTTGGTTGACGCAGGTTCTCATAATGTGTTATGCTCATATCAACGTTGCCAGCGTTGGTACACAGAGTAAATATACGCACTTAATTAACTAGAGGACATTATGGAATTACAGCCTTTAGGGCCTTATACGCCCGCACCTTGGAAACCAGGTGAGAAACCTTCATTCAGCCAAACATGGACTTTTGGCGACATCATATATTCAATGATCCCAATTCGCTTGCTAGGTGGTGGTGATTTTTATCTAAGACTAGAAAACCTAGACACCTTGTGCAGAGACGTCATTGGTTGGCCCAACGGTGGCACACACTCGGGACGCATGACCAAAAAGGACTTTGATCTCCTAGCACCCCTAATCGAATCACAGCCCTATATTACTAAATGGGCACCCTATAACGGTGAAGCTATTACACATCCTCTAGACAATATCTGTTGCTGGTTCTATGGAAACGTTTATGACAAGGGCCACTATGGTCGTATCTATGCTCATGCTGTGGGCTTGGATCCAGATCAATGGGAACCCGAAATTACAGCTCCTTGGTTGACCAATGTAAAGCCGCGTGATTTGGGCAGTAAGAAAATCGTAGTCAGCAAAACCGATCGCTACGGCAACGGACAAGTAGCCCCCGTATGGCAAAGATTCAAACAGGAAAACTGGGCCGATCGTGCTTGGTTCGTGGGCACCGCTGAAGAACATGCCAACTTTGAGCAGGATTTCCAACTCAAGATAGAGCACTACAAAACAGCTGACCTACTGGAACTAGCAGAAGTAATCCAGGGTTCAGAGCTGTACATAGCCAACCAATCAGTGGGCATGGCCATAGCACAGGGCTTGGGTGTTAACTTTTGGTGTGATCATCGCAAGGACAACTGCACACTAGAAGGTTGTGAAACCTACTTCCGCAGACCCAATGGATTCTACTTCTAATCTAGAATGGCAAACTATTGACGGTCTAGACTACTGCCAGGTGCCCGTAGAGGGCCCGGCAGATAATCCCAAGTGTTGGGTCTATATTAGAGGACCCAAAGGCACAGTCAAAGCATATGATATTGGCTATGTGCCCGATGGATTTTATCAACGAGAATCGTGGCGCTTGTGGGATGTATACAGGTTAATACTTAATACCCTAGACGGGCATTATCACTGCTGTTTGTCTGGCAGAGTTTGGAACTTTTGAAGATCTCGCTGACTCCACCAAGCTAGCCAGGGTGTAGTGTGCGCAAAGGCCATGACCAACCACATTACAGGCATTTCATATACTGCCCCGCAGATGCTGGCGCCATTTGACCAACTCCATACAGCACCCAGCAGGAACAAGGGTGCGGGTGCAAGACTAAAAAATAAGTTTAGGTAACGTTTCATCTGTTGTATTTAACTGGCTTCATACCCAGGCCTGTGCGGCCATCCCAACGTTCGTGTGCATACGGGCCCTGGCTGTCGACCCAATGGAAAGTGGCAATCAAACAACGTTCGCCCCTAAAAGGTTCACGCCAATGTTCGACTTCTGCACCCTTGTAGGTAATGCAATCCCCGGGATTCAACACATACTCTTGACCCGCCATATAAATGGGCCAAGGATCAGGTTCACAAGCTAGCAGTACTGTAGCTGAATACTCACAGCTGGGTCTATCCACATGCCTTTTGAGTTCTGCGCCCGGCCAATGATAACGAGCATAGGAATAAGTGGGCGCGAGCTCTACACTCCATATGTTGCTAAAGTAAGGCGTCCACAGACTCAATAGTGCTTCTGTAACATGATGACCATAGCAGTCCCAACACCTGTTGACCATGCGTCCGGGATTGTATTTGTCGTGATCGGAGGGATCCGTGCCGTCCTGTGCATACTGTGACAGTCTAGCTAGGTCCAGTGTAGTGGATAACAAGATCCTAGTAGCAGGACCAACTAGTTCGGGTATACGGTGTACTTGAGTCATAGATTTGGTAAAACCAAGCGGGCATCCTTACAAGCACCCCCGCGAAGCGGTCGTAAAAAAATTTTTGTAGCGAAGATTTATCAGAACAGATCATTAGGTTTTGGGACAATTGGTAAACCATTGACACCATTCCCACATATAGGCAAACTCCAAGCCTAGTACAAAGAATACCAGAACATAGACTAACCATTCAACGAGAGTTAGAGGTTCGGGTGTGGGTTCTACCCAGTCCTGCCCCAAGTGATCTTGATCCATAGTCTCTCCATAAGATAGTGTACAGCAGTCAGTATTAGGTGTATTACCACAGCGTCTGAAAGCCCAGTCCAAATGGCTGTGATCAATAAGGCTATGATTCTATAACTGACGGTACGAGCAAGTGTGCGAGCATGTGTTTCCATGCTGTTACTTATGCCCAGCGCAGTAGGAATAAGGTACAGTCTGGTGCTCGACGGAACGCTATGCTACAGTATCCTGGTTGTAGTCCCCAACCAGCATTGTGATAGGCCCAATGTGAGTAGTGTGCGCCCACATACTGAGTTAGCCAAGCTTCTAGTATAGTAACGCTGTTGACCCAATCCAACTGCTGTGCCTGATCCTGCGACAAGGGCCATGGTGCCGAAGCTATGTGTTCAAATGGGTGTAGATCTGGTAGATATCTAGTGCGCACAGTATAGATATTTAAAATCAATAACAAAAACGCTAGGGATAATGGCCTAAACCGTAGTCATCTGGAGATTCTAAAACTCTAGGACAAGAGTCAGCAAAACGAATGGCAAACTCTGTGTATAGCTTGGTATCAGGATCCAGCCAAAAACGTGTGCGATTGAGATGCACTTCACACGTGATACTGTTATCATGTATCCAAGCAAAGACTTCTCCGGCTCTAGGTGATAGTGTTAGTATATAGTACTGTAGCATAATTTAACT